GTGTCTCGGCCATGCCGGGGCAGGGTGTCAGTAGTACCTTCCGCTTTGGACAGGGCTACGGACAGCTAGAGATGGGCATTGCAGCATGTAAGCTGCCCATCCAATACGTCAGTCCCGCCGTGTGGAAGAAACACTTTGGCTTGAACAGGGACAAAGGCGTGAGCCGTGGGCTAGTGACGCAACGTCTTCCGCACTACGCTCATTTATTTGCTAGAGTAAAGGATGATGGCCGAGCAGAAGCCACACTGATTGCTCTCTATGCAGCAGAGAAACTTATCTAAGGAGAATACAATGACTGTAACACAAACCAACGAGATCAAAGCATACCTCAAAATGGGGTATCGCATTACTGCAATCGATGCGCTTGAAAAGTTTGGATGCTTTCGACTAGCCGCACGAATTAAAGACCTCAAGGATGAAGGCATGGAGATCGACAAGGTAATGGTCGAGACAATAAGCGGCGCTCGTGTCGCACAGTATTACAGCCCATCGAAGGTACGCACATGACATACAAAACAACCAAGCTCAGTGATGCAGCGCGCCCGTCCATGTGGGACGCGCATGTCCAGAAAGCAGCAAGCTCTCCGGTTATGGCCCGTGAGTACAAGAAATCTGGCTATGTGTTAGACAGCGATAAGATTATTGCACAACGTATCCGCAATGGCGAAGCGGTTGGCAATCACTATCTTAAAGGCGAAACCAAAAAGCGCCTCAAGGAATTTCAAAATCTAAGCGAAGAACACTTCGTTAAGTATGGAAATTATGAATGACGTTACGTCACTTCGTATTGCCTTAACTGCATATAAGCAGTAGGCTACTATCAAATAACAAAGGAGAACAACATGGAACGCAAAGGTTTCATAGGTGGTTCCGACTGCGTAAAAATAATGCAGGGGAACTGGCTGGAGTTATGGCAGATCAAGACAGGCAGAGTTGAGCCTGAAGATTTGTCTCGCAACATTGCAGTGCAGATGGGGATACACACTGAAGAGTTTAATCTGTTCTGGTTTGCAAGGGAATATAACTGCAATATATTAGGGTTTCAAAAATCATTTAAAGAAACGATTGGGTTAGTCCCAGTCAAAGGTACAGTCGACGCTATAGCTTTTGACTCTATTGTAGAGGCCAAACACACCAACGCTTATAATACTTTGGATAAGGTTATCGAGTATTACATGCCGCAGCTACAGCTATACATTCACCTAGCCAAGGTTGAAGGTGCGCATCTATCTGTTATGTTTGGCAACAACAAATGGGAGTCAGCTCATGTCAGGCGCAACGAAGAGTATTTCAATTCTATGTGGGCAGTGGTGTCGGATTTCTGGGGTTACGTTCTTCGCGATGAAGAGCCAGTTGGTAATGACCAGCCGATACAACTTAGCATTGACAAGGTGTCGGTGGACAACATGGTCAAGCGCGATGCAACCAAAGACAACGAGTTCAATGACGCGGCCTACACTTACGTTACTTTAGAAGCAAATGCCAAAGCATTTGAGTCAGCCAAGAAACAAATCAAAGAAATGGTTGGCGACAATGAGCGTGAGGTTTACTGCGATCACCTCACAGCTAAACGTGACAAGCGCGGAGCTATTCGTATCACAAGGAGAACTAACAATGACTGACACAGCAATCAAGGCGCTGCTCAAAGCGCAGCAAGCTATGGAATCTGTAAAGAAAGATAGCGTGAACCCACACTTCAAGAACCGTTACGCCTCACTCGAAGCAGTGATTGACGCTACGTCAAGCGTGTTCCAAGAGAACGGGTTTGTAGTCATGCAACCCTGTGGTCGTGACGAGCTGGGTGTGTATGTAGAAACAAAGCTGCTTCACACTTCAGGAGAAGCCTTCTCAAGCAAGGTTTACCTAGTCTTGAGCAAGCAGGACATGCAGGGATTAGGCAGCGCTATAACCTACGCTAGACGCTACGGCTTGCTAGGTATGGCTTGCCTTGCAACGGAAGATGATGACGGCAACATAGCCGCCAAGCAATCAAACGGTGTTCAAGTCACAAAGGGCTTAACATCAGGAGATACATCCGCACCGAGTGGATGGTAAGAATTGTGGGTGCTGAAGATTATACCACCGTCTTCAGTTTTTTAGCATGACCGAGGCGGCATGTTCCACGAACCGCCTCACTAACTTAATCAAAGGAGCCAGAAGCATGGCAGAACAATACGACGACACTAACCGAGGTGCAGCCTTCACCCCATTCCCTACGCAGCAGATGATCCTGCAAGGTAAGCTCAACGTCGAGGGCGCAGACAAGAAGGTGATGCTGGTCAGAGACCAGACCCGTGACGGCAAGCCTATCATTGAGATGTACGAAAAGATTGGCGTGTTCTTTGATAACGATAAGAAGGGCAATGAATCAGCTCCCGACTACAGCGGTCCACTTGGTGACGACAAACGTCTTGCCGGATGGAAGAAGATGAAAGATGGTAAACCTTATATGTCATTCCAAGTAAGCGACAAGATGTCAGGTGGCAGCAAGCCAACAGCTGACCCCTTGAAAGGTGATGACATACCGTTCTAGAAAGGAGGTGTTCTCCTATAACTGGGCAGCCTTCGGGCTGTCCTTTTTTTATCTAAGAAGAGGCGCACATGCAAAAAGCACAAATGAGTTTAAGCAAGTGTATCAACGCAGCAGAGATGGGGCTGACTATAAGAGAGACATCTACTCTACTTGATATACCATACAGGCAGGTATTAACATTAAGCAGAAAGTATCAAATTAAGTTTGTATGCGGAAAGAGGAAAGCAAATGAGCAACGAAGGAAAGATAGCTTTGGAAAGAGCCAAGCGTCTGCTGAAAACTATGGTGTTAATAGCGGACAGCAAGCAACGCTACAACCTAAAGCAAGAGATCGAAGAGATAAAAGCACTGATCGAGATAGCGCTAAAAGAATAGATGAGATTTACAGCAGCGCACTTCCAAGAGCAAAGAAGTATGAACTCCTCTATGCAGAAGCATGGCGTAGCTTTGAGCAGCAGCTAATTGATTTAAAGATGAGGCCACCATTCCCTGAACTGAAAGTTAAACTTGACATAGAGAATGCAAGCAATGCTGCAATTAGAAAGCAAAGAGAGCGGTCTATAATCAGACGCCAAATGATAATGTCTTGCTTTACAAAGCAACAAACCAAAGTAGCTGAAGATATTAATAGAGAAACTAAACTAGGACTACGCATAACTAGCCAGATGCTAGACCTCATGTACAGGGACGGAGTGCTTTCTAGAGAACGAGTGCAGGTAGGCCCGAACAAACGAAACAGTATTTACCATTATAGAAAGAAGTGATCGTGTGGGTGGCCGTTGATTTGAATGCTGGCACATTTGGTAGCAACGTCATCCTAGGCTAAACAACCACCGTCGCACTACCGCGGCAAGTCGATTTTACTTGTGATGAAAGCCACCCACTCGAATCTTATACAGCTAACTCAAAGTGAGGTCCATCAATAAATGGTCTTCGACCCTGCGATCTACGCAAATCAATGTAACTATTCATTGCATCTTCCATGTTGCCTTCACTGTACTGAGCAATGTTCGGCACACTCCATGCTGCACCCCAACGAATCGGAACATCAACAGCGCGCGCACCCTCTGCCATAGCGTCAGCAATCTCGTCATAGAGATTGAGTTCCCATCTGCCGCCATCAATGTAAGCCATAAGATCAACAGCCAATCCATCAATATGCTTTGACTTCATTGTCTGACTTGCACCCTTAGCAACCAATGCTCTCTGCTCTTCGATGGTGCGCAGCCCACAGATCACAGAGAAGTCTTGCTTAGTTACATTGATTGCGTACTTAACAATAGCAACCATGCGCTCATCAACACCGATCAACCTATCAAGGCTGCGCTTGCCTAATTTATAACTCATTTCTTAAACCCTTTCATTGTACGAATGCCAAAGCTAGCAGCAATCGAGCTGAAGCAAGCCCACTGAAACCACTCAGGTGCAGCTGCAATATTAGCGAAGCCCTCCCTCATATAGGGCTGAAGCGGAGGCACAAACGAACACACGATTATGGCTATGAAAGCTACAGTCCAAGCCTCATCCTTCCAAGAGTTATCGCTTGCCTGTATCGCTGCCTGCTCCCAGCTAATTTCGCCAGTCGCAATCTTCATTTTAGTTTCTGCTTCTGCTTTCTTAACGACAGCTTTGCTATCGAGGTAGGTAGATGCCAGCCCACCGAGAGATCCTATGATTTGCGCAATCATTTTGCCTGCTCCTTACCCATCCAGATGCCAAAGCACCCTGTGAGAGCGCCCATACAGACGCTCACAAGCCCTGACTGGGCAACGCTAGGGTCAGGTAGCCCCATGAACCAATGCACCGCCTGATACGTCG